AAATGTTTGGCTTTTTACCACCAGGAGAGAGCAATATTTTAATATCTGCTCACTATCACCATTTTCGCTCTCTACAACAAGGAGATAGAACTTGGTTTCAATGTCCAGCTATCGACAAAAGCCTTGATTTCACGGCAAGGACAGGTCTGTGGGCGCATCCTGGTGTCCTAACGCTAACTATAAGCAAAGATGGTTGGGATAATTTATCAATTTTATAATGTTTATAAACTGACACCATATATAGTGGTTTTGGAGGAAATATGGAAAATATAAAATCAGTAGCTGACGCTTTAGATTTATCTAAAGAAGTTTATAGTGCAGATGAAATGGAAAATACTGAAGTTGGAGAATTTATTAGTTCTGCTCCTTTGGAAGATTTAGTAGTTGCAAGACTACCCATATCTAGTGCGCAAGATGCTACAAAGAAAGTTAAGAGTTATGCTGACGTTTTTATTAGTAAAGATGTTTCAGAGAAAGGCTCTTATAAATTAGGAGATACAGTTTTTCATACTTCTAAATCATACAAGTATAAAGTTCCAGAACTACCTAATTTTTTTAGGTGGTTGTTAGAGGACATAACTGATGAGCAAGTGCAGACATTGTGTGCAATTGTTGGTCCTACTTTTGTTCCTAAGTTAAGAGCTTTAGATGCAATAGCAGCTAAAAGAGGTCGTAGAACTGAAGTTATACGAGATACTTTCTTAGAGCGTAATTTTGCAGAGAATGCAAGTTTACAAATAATAAATTGTAATACTGCATCTGCTCCTAAGTGGGCTACAAGTATGGAAGAAGGAGATAGATATGTCAGATCTTAAAAATTTAGCTAAACCATTTGCTGGTTTAATTAAAGGTGCAGCACCTGGAAAGTTTGGCGACTATGTAGAGCATAGTGCCGTCACACAAAGATTGTTGTTGCATTGTGGTCCTTACGGACAAACTGTCGTACGAGAAATCTATGATGAACATAAAGAGTATGGTCATACATTGACTGGTGTTGTTTTACGTTTAACACTTACTATTGATGGTAAAGAAATAGTAATGGAGGAAAGCGGCTCAGTTGATAAACCATATAAATTAACAAATAAGAAAACAGGAGAAAGAATGAACAATGGCGAGAGATTAAAACTTGCTATATCTGATGCTCATAAGCGTTGCGCTATGAGAGTAGGTTTAGGTTTACACCTATGGGCACAAGATGATTACTTTCTCTACAACCAATTGGAGGTTAAAAATGGTGGAAGCCAAGAAAATAAGAATAGCTGAAGACGACCTGAAAGGCGCAGCTAAGTTCGATCTAGAAGCAGGAGATTACGAGGGTAAAATTCTTTCTGTGAAAGATCACTTAAGTGCATCTGACAACGAAGGTTGGGTTTGGGAAATTGAAGTAAAAGGCGTTACATTTAAAATGTGGACAATGTTTACTAAGAATTCCAAATGGAAAATGATAGAGGTTATGAAGGCTCTTAAGATAGAAGTATCTGAAGGAGACGTATCTTTTGACCCTAATGAATATATCGGTGCTTATATCGGTGTTGAGTTAGATAAAGAAGAAGATAGTGAATACCTAAACATTGTGAAAACCTTTCCAACAGTAGGCAAAACTAAAGTAGAAGATAAGGATGAAATTCCTTTCTAATACCCTATAATACACTTAACATAACTACTCTCTTTGTTATGTACGTAAAAGAATCCTGGACTAGCAATAGCTCAGGATTCTTTTTTTATTTCTTTTTAAAGCCGCCAGTTTTAGCTTTTTTCTTTAACTTTTTTGTTCCATACTTAGGCATTATTTGCTCACCTGCTTTTTAGCGTAAGTTTTAATTACAGCTAAAGCAGCACCACCACCAGCTAACGCAGCTAACTGAAGTACTTCAGCATCTACACCAACTAGAGGAGCAACTGTTAACGCACCAATGAACGCTTCAATGAAGGTCCAGCTAGTTCTTTCAAGCATGTCTTTAAGTTCTTCTGACATATTTCTCCTTTTATTCTATTAATTTACTTAATTTTAATTTATTTTCTATCTGATTTACACCATCTAGAATATTATCTATTTTTTCACAACCACAACAAGAAGTTCTCTCCTCCTTGTCTAACATTATTTTACTGTATTCTATTGTGACCTTTTCATTTTTAAGTATGGCTCCAGAAACTTTTCTATATAACTTCTTGTAAGCATCTGCACTTGAGCCGACCATACCATTAAAGTTAACATCTAAATCTTGTTGAGAATTTCCGACAATAAGACAACCCGAAGTGTGCTCGTCGGTGTTCCCCTGGTGTATTAAGATCCACTCGAATCCAGGGACATCTTGCAGCCAGAGCATACCTCTGTGAAACGTAGGATATTTTTTAGTATATCTTTCGTTAAAGCCGCCAACTGTTCTTAGTTTTATGTCGTACTCTCCTTCAGGTATGCAAGTTTCATGCATAACTTTTGTTTCTTGATACTGATCTTCCAATGTAAAACATTCAAAAATACCATCAATAAACAAAAGACCATTCGTAGCATCTTTGCCTAGCTGAGTTCTAATAACTTGTAATTTCATTTTTTTATTTTTTTCACCTTTCCATTATGTGTTCTAGCAAACTTATGTGTTTTAGTTTCTCTAATAAGAGTACCGTAATAACGTTTACCTCCGTACATCCAACTTACTTTTGACATATTACCACTTAGTTTTGTTTGCCCAATAAGCAGCAGACATCTTTCCTTTTTTAATATTCTTTGCATGTCTAGCTTTAAATGCTTGAGAACGTGCAGTATTTCCTTTATCTCCAGATACTCCTTGTTGTCCAAATCTTATAAGTTTTAATTTATGTCCTTCTTCTGCTAAAACCATATGTGATTTAGTGTCATGTCCTGGTGTTCGTTTAGGTTTATTTACACCTTTTAGATTATGTTTTTTTATTAAAGCAGATTTTCTATTTCCGTGTGCCATTATTTACCTTTCCTTGTTGGACAATGCTCTGCGCATTGACAACAGAGTATTTCGCATGTACATTTATTATTTGCCATTTCTAAATCCAAAAGTTAATAACCAAACTACTAAAGTAATAACGGTTGCCAACCCTGTGACTTGTTGAGCACTTCCAGTCAAAGTCAAAGTTGCAATTACTAATCCAACCAAAGTCCAACTAAGGTTTAATGTTTCTTTTAATGCTGAAATAAACCATTTCCATAGTTTTTTAAACATTACCTCTCCTAAATATGAAAGCTGCCATAGTAGCTATTCTAGTCAAAATAACTGGCACTACAACTTCTTGAGCTTTTTCCTTCTGATCAGCAGTCATATCATCTCCTATGTTAGAAATAGTTATGTCTTGTAAATTATCAAAATCTACGAAGGTCTCTATAGGATTTTCTATGAATGATTCGTAAGATATTTCTGTTACGACATCAGCAAGTGTGTAATTTTCAACATCAGAGTTTTCTACTGCTCTTTCTATATATTCCTCAACTGCTTCTGCTACTATTTCATCGTCTTTTACAGACTCGGCAATAATAGCCACATCCTCTGCTTCTACTTGTAATACTTCAGCGACAACTTCTACCTGTTCTTCAGTAAGTTCTTCAATATCTTCTATAGCTTCTTCTACTACTTCTTGTATGATCTCCTGTGTTTCCTCTGTGGCTTGGGATAGATTTTGCACACCAATGTCGTTGACTTGTTCTAGTACTTCAACAACTTCTTCAACAGTTGCTTCTTCAATAACAATATCTTCTATGATTTCTTCAACTTCAGCTACTTCAATAGCAACTTCTTCTTCGGTAAGTTCTAAAGGTTCTTCTTCTTCCACTCTTGGTAGTGTTGTGGTTGGCGCATCTTCAACAACAACTTCCTGTATCGGCTCATCCAAAACTTCCTTGACATCCTCTTTAACTTCTTCATCTATAATCTCCTCTTCTATTTCATCTTGTACTGGTATTTCCACCACGATTTCGGGTGCAATATCTTCCATATCAAATTCAATAATCTCGAACTCAATAGGCGGTTCTTTAAACTCCACCACTTCATCTTCAACTTCTTCCTCTTTAGGTGGGTCGAGTACAACAACATCATCCTTAGGAATGATGATATCCACATCTGGTTTATCTTCAACAATAGCTTCTTCAATAATAATTTCTTCATCTGTAATTTCTTTTTCTATTATAATAATACAATCACCGCGTTCTATCTGTGCATTAGTCATAAAGCAACCAAACTCTACTTCATTATCTATACGCTCCTGGTCACGCTCTATAGTCCCATCATTGACATCAGCTTGTGTATAAGTCTTATCAACACCTTCTATTTTTACATCAACAATAATTTCTTCAGGTGTTGGTGGCGGTGGAGGTGGTGGTATGTAAGGTTCTGGTTTAGGAGGTACAGTTGTAGTAGTCGTAGTAGTAGATGTTGTAGTAGTTGTAGTAGGAGTAGAACCATAGTCACAATCAACACTAACGATACCTGTCCATTCAGAATAACTAGCATCTGTGTCATTGTCTGCTCTTACTTTTGCATAGAATGTATCTGCTGTTGTACCAAATATTGTTTCTCTGTAATTAGCAGTAAATACATAACTCTTGTAAGACAATGCTTCTTCCCATCCAGTACTGTTAGCTACTGCATAATTAGTTTCTACAAAATTGTCGTTACTAAATGCTATAGCGTATCGTTCAGGTGGACTTGATTCAAATCCATCACTCTCTTGCCATGTAACAGTTATGTCACCTTTAGTTGTATCTCCATCAACATCACAAGCTATAGATATATCGTATGGTGTTTGTGTAGGTACATGGTCTGCGAATGCAGGTGTAGGTATTAATAAAAATAGAGCTAAGCAAATTCTTAGCACTACATGTTATAGCTGCCGACTATTAATATAACTGTGGCAACTAGCCCTAAAACTTTATAAAATTCTGATTTGTCCAATTTGTTATCTAGTTTTTCTTCTAGTCTATCTAGTCTGTCAATGACCATTCTTAGTAACTCCTTTTGCGAAAATTGATTGTCTGGGTGAGTCATTATGGTAGATCTTCTGGACTAGTATATTCCCAAGAATCCCAATCTTTATTATAAGTACGATTATCTAAGTCCCATTGACTTATTCTTTTAAGATATTTGCTAATTTCTTTTAAAAAATAACCTATTAAAAACCCAATTATGAAATCCATATTGAGATTGTATCACAAAACTTTAAGAGGGTTTAGGATTATCAGTTTTGGTTTGTTTAATTCTTAAATACCATTCAGAACTTTTAGCGTCCTCGCCAAAATGCCCTGCGTCAATATCTTTAAACAGTTCGTCTAATTGGTCATCTATATTTCCGTAAGCGTCACGCCTACTATCTTTATAACCAAAAGCCTGTTGTTGATACCTGCCCTCAGTAGTATTTTGTACCCAAGCAGAATAATCAGATTCATCATATTGAACTTCTTCGCCGTTAACAATTTTCGTTAATGGTTTTAAAGTTTCTAACTCTGCCTCTACTTCGGCTTGTATATCATCTCTTACTATCGCCATACTTTATCCTCTCTAACTATTTGCAATTCCGTATAAAACTATCTTACCACTTTCAAACGTTCCACTATCTAAATAAAAATGTAAGTCACTTATAACGCTATCTGCCTCGTAACTACCTGCAATTAAATACATACGCATTTCATCTGTTCTATTTCATCTGTTCTACCGTCCATTCCCTCACTATGTCCATTACATAAAGTATATCTGTCGTTGTCTTGGCTATGATGAATAAACACTTCGCCACATAAACTAGCAGTACCACTTGTAAAAGCACATACATCAGTCCTAAATAATTGTGTTCCAGTAGCATTATAATTTTCGCCACTTTGTGAAAAATTACTACCATTAATAATCATTCTTATATTTGAATTACTATAAGTAGCAGTTTGAATTGTTCCACCTACTTTAACTTTACAATTTAAACGTGTTTGGTTTACGCTACCAACGATATTTGAAAACGATAAATAATAATTATCATAGTTAGAGTCCATAGTTAAATCAATGGTGCTAGTTGATGAAGTTATTTCTGCTTTAGCTACTACTACATAAGGGTTAGACATTAGCCACCACCTAATCCATAAACTGCTAATTTACCCTCGTATAAATTAGCTTGACTTGTACTTGTATTAGTTAACCTAAACCCTGTAAATCTTGTAGTAGCATCGTGAAATCCTGCACCTAATCCAAAGTAAACATAATTAGTTCCGTCGTGTCCGTTAATCTGTGTATGTATAGTAGTTCTTCTATCGCTATTAAATGGTGTGTTTATCCACATTTTCATAAATGGATATGTAGTTTCAGCTGATGATGAAAACCTACCTAAGACGTGTTTTGTAACATTGTCATCAAAATCAATAGGTTGGTGTGAAGTGTTAGCAGAATAGCCCCCGTTTTCTTGATAGGTGTAAACATTAGTGCTATCAACTGTATTATCTTCTTTTAAATAGTTAAAGTTATATTCACCAAATTTACGAAAACCACCCTCATTAGTATCTACTCTACCACCGTGAAATAAAATTAAATATCTATCAAACTTAGCACTAAATATATTAGCAAAATCTAAAGTTCTAAGATTAGGGTCAGTTAAGCTAGGGCGTATATCATAATGTTGTATTAATTCCATTACGACATCACTATTCCTTTAGGCTCTGGGTATCTATAATAATCAGCTACTTTAGTAGCGTTATTTCCTGTATATGCATTTAAATTTAAGTAAGCAGGTAAGTCATCTGCATTATCGTCAAGGTGGTCAAAATTAAAAGCACCGATTGCGTGGTGTAAAGTTGAAGTGTAATAAACACCGTGTCCCCATACACTCATATTTCTATGTTGTTCGCCTAGTTGTGCAACATCAAAAGTTCCTGCAAATGTATGGTTAGGAAAACCTGATTTAAAACCATATTCAGTAAAAACTGTATAGTATCTACTAGCGTCAATACTACGTCTATAACCTGATGTATTTTGCGCTCTACCCCATATTTGCGCGCCTGCGTAATGGTTATCGGTATCATTAATAGCTGAATTAGCAGCATTATTACAACTTAAAATTAAATTAACATCTGTTGTAGTAGTGTGTCTTAATCTTTTAAATATTACTTGCAACATTTGAGTTGCTCGGTCAAAATGTCCTGGATTACCTAAAGTATCGTTTAAATCAGTTCTTGTTATTTGTAAGTTAGTAGTATTATTAGCGAT